TAGACTATTCAGGAAAAAACGAGGAAATTGACATTGATTTATTAGATTCAGAAATGATTTTAAAATTAAAATACACGGAAGACGATTATAATTTAGTTAGGGAACAATTAAGTAAAATTGCATCAACACCGGAGCAAGCAATTTGGAAATTATTAGGCAATGAGTAAACATAAATTCGCGTATAAATAGTATTTAAAAGACGGTTACGCAAAGAGTAACGGATTAAAAGTATTTGGCACGTTTATTTGTGGCGGTGGGTCTACAATGGGCTATAAATTAGCAGGCTTTGAACATTTAGGCGGCATTGAAATAGATTCTCCGATTGCTGATGTTTACAAAACAAACCACAATCCAAAATATTTATTTATTGAAGATATTAGAGATTTCGCGAATAGAATGGAATTTCCTGAAGATTTATACAACCTGGATATTTTAGACGGTAGCCCGCCGTGTAGCAGTTTTTCAATGGTCGGAAATCGTGAAAAAGATTGGGGCAAAACAAAAGTATTCAGGGAAGGACAAGCCAAACAAAGATTAGACGATTTATTTTTTGATTATATTAAATTAGCTAAAAAATTACAGCCAAAAATTGTTATTGCTGAAAACGTAAAAGGATTAATTCAGGGAAACGCAAAAGCCTATGTTCATAGGATAAAAAAAGAATTTGAAGCGGCTGGATATAAAGTTCAATTATTTTTATTAAATGCTGCATCAATGGGCGTGCCTCAAAAACGCGAACGGGTATTTTTTATTTGTCAAAGGAATGATTTAAACTTTCCTAAATTAGAATTGAAGTTTAATGAAGACGCAATTCCATTTGGAGTAATAGACAATAATATAAAAGATAAAAATATTTCTGATTATTATTTTGAATTATGGAATAAAAGAATAAAAACGGATAACGATTACAGCGACATAAAAAATAGAATAGAAGGTAAAATTTCATTGTTCTCAACTAAATTTATACATAATGAAAAGGTTGTTAATACAATAGTTAGTGGTTCTAATTATATTTTATTTAACGAACCAAGAAAACCAAATACAAATGAATTTTGTCAAATAGGAACGTTTCCACTCGATTACAACTTTAAAAAGATTGAACCGAAGTATTTAATCGGAATGAGTGTTCCCCCAGTAATGACCGCACAAATAGCAACTGAAATTTACAATCAATGGTTTAAATAAACAGCGAAAAAACACCGAAATGGCAAAAGAAGATAATTTAAAACCAGCTTGGGACAAAGGCGAAAGCGGAAATCCTAACGGAAGACCAAAAGGAAGCAAGAACCGAAGCACGATAGCAAGGCAATGGTTAGCGGTTAATCAAAACCTAAAGAATCCGTTAACAGGCGAGAACGAAACGATGTCGCAAGAGGATTTAATGACTTTGGCACTAATTAAAAAAGCACGTGAGGGCGATGTAAATGCTTACAAGGCGTTAATGGATAGTGGTTACGGCGCACCAGTGCAACAAATCGAGCAAACCAATATCGAAATTCCTTTATTCCCCGATGTTCAAGAGGACGACAGCAACGAATAAGGTACTCGGGTTAAAAAGACGGGTTAAAATTATACAGGGGGGAACGAGTGCATCCAAAACTTATTCAATTCTTGCCGTGCTAATAAATAAGGCGTGTTTAATACACGGAATTGAAATAAGCATAGTTGCTGAAACAATACCCCATTTAAGACGGGGCGCGTTAAAAGACTTTATTAAGATAATGAAATGGACGGGGCGTTTTATCGAGGATAGGTTTAATAAGTCGTTACTTCGTTATGAGTTCGCAAATGGTTCGGTAGTCGAATTTTTCAGCGCAGATGATTCAAGCAAATTAAGGGGCGCACGTAGGGACGTGTTATATATAAACGAATGCAATAATGTAACGTTTGATTCTTACAACGAGTTAGCTATTCGTACACGAAAGGAAATATATTTAGATTACAACCCAGCACAGGAATTTTGGGTACATACGGAATTAAAAGACGAACCCGATTCCGATTTCCTTATTCTAACTTACAAGGATAATGAAGCGTTGGATAAAAGCATAGTTACCCAAATTGAAAAAAATAAAGAAAAAGCAAAGACCTCGAGTTATTGGGCTAATTGGTGGAAAGTTTACGGCGAGGGGCAATTAGGCATTTTGGAGGGAGTGGTTTTCAGTAATTGGAAAATAATTGATAGCATACCAAAGCAAGCGCGTTTATTGGGGTTAGGACTTGACTTCGGATATACGAATGACCCTACGGCAATCGTTGAGGTTTACGCATACAACGGGCAAAGGATAGTAAACGAAATTGTTTACCAAAATGGGTTATTAAATAACGATATTTCCAAGTTAGTACCGAATAACGTAGCTATTTATGCGGATAGCTCCGAGCCAAAATCAATCGAGGAAATTCGACGCTACGGAAAAACGATTAAAGGCGTAACCAAAGGCAAGGATTCAATAAACTACGGCATCGATGTAATGCAACGCAATGAGTATTTAATTACAAGTCAAAGCACGAATGTAATTAAAGAGTTGAGGGGTTATATATGGGACACGGACAAAACGGGGAAACGATTAAATAAACCTATTGATTTTAATAACCACGCTATTGACGCGCTACGTTACCACGAAATGGAAACGTTAGGACTTAACGCAAATTATGGAAAATACGCAATCCGATAAAACGAATGATATGCGGGTAATGATTACCGCGGTCGAAAACTACATTTATGAACGCAAAGGAGTTCGGGTGCAAATCGTATTTAACAATATGGCGCGCTTTCCAGCGCATTTTGAAATGTTATTAAAGGCTTATGAAATAGCGGTAAACTACAAAAACACGAAATAAAAGTTATTAAGATATGCGCATAGAAATAGACGTACCGAGTTCGATTAACGAAATACCGTTAAAGAATTATCAGGCTTTTCTCAAAGTTCAAAAAAACAGCAACGACGAAGAATTTATCGCAGAAAAAATGATTGAAATTTTTTGCGGTATTGAATTAAAAGAGGTAGCCAAAATGAAGTTAACGAGTATTAACGAATTGATATTGCACTTTAATAAAATCTTTGCAGAAAAGCCAAAATTTCAGGAGCGTTTTAAGATTGGAGGAATGGAGTTCGGTTTTATTCCAGATTTAGAAAATATAACCTTTGGCGAATACGTGGACTTGGATAATTACCTCGCAAATTGGGACGATTTCCACAAAGCAATGGCGGTAATGTATCGCCCAGTTACAAAAAGCAAAAAAGATAAATATCAAATTTTTCCGTACACGGGTGCGAATGAATTTTGCGAAGCGATGAAGTTTGCGCCTATGGACGTGGCTATTGGGGCAAGTGTTTTTTTTTGGACTTTAGGAAACGAGTTATTAAACGCTACCCTAAATTATTTGGAAACGGAAATGAACAAAATGACGAAAGAGGAAACGATTACAGCTTACGAAGTCAGTTCGGAAAAAAATGGGGTTGGTATTCAAGCATCTACGGAGTTGCTAAAGGCGACATTACAAAATTTGACGAAGTCGTTAAATACGGATTATTTAAATGTCTTACCTATCTCACATTTGAGCAGGAAAAAAACGAAATAGAAATCGCTGAAATAAAAAAAAATAAATTATGAACGGATATTACAGTTTAATAAATCAGTTGAAGCAACATTTTGACGTTGACGTTTTAACAAATACAGTAACGCAGGGTAATATCTTCGCGGTGGATTTAGGCAAGCAAACGATTTTTCCGTTGGTTCATATTATGGTTAATCAAATAACATTTAACGACAATGTAATCACGGCAAACGTAACGCTTTTATGTATGGATAATGTGAGCCAGCGCAAAGAGGAAGCACCAAATAATTTTGAAAACGCGGATAACGAAATAGACGTTTTGAATACTACGTTGGCAATCTTAAATCGAGCGTTTGAAAAGTTGAAACACGGAACAATGTGGGATAATTTATACAAGTTAAGAGGAACGCCAACGTGCGAACCTTTTATTGAGCGATTTGAAAACTACCTTGCGGGGTGGGCAATGACTTTCGATGTGGATTACCCTAACGATATGGACGTTTGTTAAAATGGATAGGGAGTTACAATTAAAAGCGTTGGAGGAATTTCGGGATTTTGTAATTCAAAATGCCCTACAAAATTTATCTACCAAAAACGCATCAGGAAAATTAAAGGATAGTTTCAAAGCGAATGTAAAAGTTAATCCTAATTCAATGACTTTTATGTTTGAAATGGAAGAGTATGGGTGGTATCAAGATAAAGGAGTTTCGGGCGTTAAACAAAAATATAACACTCCGTTCAGTTACAAAACCAAAATGCCCCCGCCAAGTAAATTGGATAAATGGATAGTGCGCCGAGGATTAGCACCAAGGGACAAAGGCAAGTTTACAGGGCGAAAAAGTTTGCAGTTTTTAATAGCGCGTTCGATTTTTGAAAAGGGAATTAAACCGAGTTTGTGGTTTACGAAGCCTTTTGAACAGGGTTTTAAGGGTTTACCCGATACGTTAATAGATAGGTATGGATTAGAAAGCGAAAAGCTATTTAATCAAATAATGAAAGAAAATATGAAAAACTATGGCTATAAGTAGAATTTTTGCACGAAGCCCGTATATTATAGAAGTTGACGCGGTAGGGCAAAGCGGAAGTAAAGTTGAATTGTATATTTACGCGAACGGAACGACGCCACCGTCAACGCCTACTTATGTACTCGAAAAACTTATTCCAGCGAGTAACAATACGCAAACGCTTTACAATATAAGCCCCTATTTATTGGAGTACATTAAGCACCCGTCTTTTTTTAATAACTACGCTACGGATAACGTACCTTTGTCAACAAATCAATACGTTTGTGTCGATGTCAAAAGATATAAGTTAGTCGCAAGTGTTTACACTTTATTGGATAGCTTAACTTATTTTGCCTTTGACGGATTCGGATATTACGAGCAAGGTTACAACCCTACACACATACCACAGCAAACGGGATTTTTAGATAAACAAAATTATTACTATTGGGCGGACGCGAATAACAGCCCGCTTGCAAATCCGTTACAAAGGGCGGGAACGATTACGGCTTATTTACCTACGGGATATTATGTTAAATATACGCAGTTGCAAACGGGATTAACCCATACCAGTGCGGTAAGTCCTGCCGATAACATTTACGAAGTTTTCCGCGTTTACCCAAGTTATTATTTAACAGGAAACAAAGTAGAAATTTACACGAACTTAAATATAGTAATTTGGAACGCGACATTTTACCCAATTGAGGAATGCAAGTACGAAGTAATTACGTGCGATTTTGTAAATATGTATGGAGCGTGGCAAAGAGAATTTTTTTTCAAAGCAAGTTATTCGAACGTAAACACGAATGCCACCGAATTTAATTTAATGCAAAAAATGGGTTTATTCGGGGGGTGGGATACGAAAGCAAATCAAAGACAAACATTTAACACCAACGGAATAATAACGCATCGAGTAAATACGGGGTGGGTTGACGAAACGTTTTCGAGTAATTTACAGCAGTTACTTTTAAGCGAACGAATTTTATTAAATGGGCTTCCAGTTAAAATGAAAACAAAGGAACTTGACAAACAAAAGAACATAAACAATAAAACGATTAACTACGTTTTGGAGTTTGACGAAAGCCACGATTTAATAAATAACGTAATTTAATGGAACGGCAGGTTAGGGTTTTTGTTGAGGGGCAAAAGTTAGATTTATTCAACGATGAAACAATCGAAATAACTTCGACGATTCAAAACATACAAGATATTTCAAAAACGTACACGGACTTTTCCCAGTCGTTTACAATACCGACAAGCCCAATAAATAATTCGATTTGGGAGTATTTTTACGAAAACGCGGTTACGGGTAACATAAACTACCAAGAACGATTAAACGGGTTTATTGAAATAGATATGACATTTTTCCGTAGGGGTAAAATCCAAATGGAAAAAAGTCAGTTAAAAAACGGACAAGCGGATTCGTACACCATTACGTTTTACGGCGATGTTACAACGCTGAAAGATTTAATTGGTGAAGACTTATTAAGCGTATTAAACCATACGAGTATTGACCACGCATATTCTTTTACGGAAGTTTACAACCGAATTACCGACGCGAGTATTGATTGGGACGTGTGTTACCCTTTAATTACTTCAAGCCGAATATGGCAATACCAAGGTACAGACCCGAGCGGTAATTTTCCTGATTGGTTAAATGTAGGTAGCGGAAATAATATAAGTAACAATGCGGGCGCGATTGATTACAGGGAGTTGTTTCCAGCGGTGAGGGTTAAAAGCATTTTCGATTTAATTTCAAATCAATACGGAATAACTTTTACGGGTAACTTTTTAAGCGACTCACGATTTACGCAGGCTTATATTTGGTATAAAAATCGCAACGATTATCAATTTGTAGGGCAGTCGCAAGACGTAATGTATTCGACTATTTTAAGCCAAATAATAAACCCTTATGATTTATCGCCAGCGTTTAACTTAACTAACGGGGAATTAACGATTCAGTTTTTGAACGGGGCGTTAGACCACACGTTGGACGTTAATATATCAAGTAATTCAAATTTAACCGTTCCTTTTTATTTAGATGCTTATGTTAATGGAAGTTTGTTTACAACTTGGGAATGTTTAGGCTTTACATTAGGCGGGATATTAGGCGCAAACGTAGCGTATTTCGTTAATCAATTAGGATTAAATGAAACCTACACTTTCAAATTAAGAGCGACGACCGCAGTTAATATATCTTTACGATTTACCTATACGGTTAATAGTTACATTGGAAGCACAATTTACGCAAGTCAAATTCAGTACAAAACCACCACGCTAAATTTAACTTCGTTTACGGACTTGCAAACGTTAGCGCCACAAATTAAAATAACGGATTTCGTTTCAGGGATATTAAAACAATTTAATTTAACGTGCTTCGCAGAAAAGGAAAAGACGTATAAAATTATTCCGTTGGCAGATTGGTATGGAGGGGGTGCGGTTATTAACATAACGGAGTTTACGGATAAACAGGAAATAGGAATTGAACGGGTTAAACTTTACAAAAAAATAGGTTTTAAGTTTCAGGATTCCGAAAGTTTTATGAATAAAAAGTATTTTGAAAGCGGATTGAAACAATGGGGAAACACGGAATATCAATATGCATACGACGGCGGAGAATTTACGTTGGAAGTACCCTTTGAAAATTTACTATTTAATAAATTCACGGGTTCGAAATTACAATTAGGTTATTCGTTGGATTCGAGTTTTTCGCCATATATTCCAAAGCCGATTTTACTTTACAAATACGGGGGAGTTACTTTGGCGCAACATATTCACTACACAAATGGTTCAGGACATTTTACGAACTTTAATTACACGATGTTCGGACAGGATTTAACCGACAATGGAATAAATTACTCGATTAACTTTGCGCCCGAAACTTCGTCTTATTGGTTATTTGTTATACAGCAATCAATTTTTGCGACGTATTATTTTCCGTATTTAGCGAATTTATTTAATCCGAAAAATAGATTAACAACGGTTAAGGCAAATTTACCAGTCAGTTTGTTAACGGGTATTCAGTTGAACGATAGGTTAATTATTCGAGATAAACGATACATTATTAACCAAATGAAAACAAATATGGTTACGGGCGTAACGCAGTTTGAGTTATTGAACGATTTTATGCCAGTGAACCCCGATAGGATTATTCATTTAGAACCGAGCAGAAATACGGTTAGCGTTCCGATTACGTTACCAAATCCGATGCCGAACACGGGAAATTCACGCAGGGCATTATTTACAAGTTCAAATAGGGAAGTTTACATTGAACCAAGCGCTTTGGACGCAGACGGAATAATTAACATAACGTTACCGATAGTTAGAACAATGGACGTAGCGGATTCAGGAAGCACGGACGTAGCGGATTCAAATACTCAAATTTTTGTAAATATAACATACGAGTTTAATAACGGGGAAGTTTTAGAGGGTTTAATAATTATTTTGCGATGAGTTACATAAAACAAATTATTCAATTATTACAAGTGAACGAGTTTTTAGGAAAACACGAATACATAGAAATAGCGAAAGGCAAATACAAGCTACACGATACAATTCGAGGTCAGTGGAAACAAGGAATGCGTGAAATAAAATTAAAAGGCAATGGCAGAAAAAAGAACGATTGAACTTGAAATAACCGATAATAGCAAAAGTCTAAAAGCGCAATTAAAGGAAGCGCAGGCGGAAGTACAAAAATTAGCGGATACGTATGGTGCAACGAGTAAACAAGCAGTCGAAGCCGCGAAAAGGGCTGCGGACTTAAAAGATAGAATCGGAGATGCAAAAGCGTTAACTGACGCTTTTAACCCTGATGCAAAATTTAAGGCTTTAAGCAGTTCATTAGCAGGGGTAGCGGGTGGGTTTTCAGCCGTTACGGGTGCAATGGGTTTAATGGGTGCGGAATCGGAACAA